TCACGCTAGGGATTAAAACAGTTGATGACTTTAAACCAGAGTGTATTTATCTTGATGAGGTATTGTAATGGTTAAGGACAAAAAGAATTACAATGGAAAAGAAGTATTCAGGAGATACTTAATGTTGGTAAATTCAAGAAAGTAAAAGCAAGTAAGACAAATAAACAGAAATTTGATATTCCAGATAGTGTTAATTATCAATCATTTGTTATTGTAAATAAATAAAATTGTGTACTCACTGAAAGGTGATAGTGATAGAAGAAGATATAATACCTTCTTTATTACTATTACTTTTCAGTTATCAACAAGTAGTATAGAGGGGTTTAGGGGGTAACTAATAAAGAATATATTCTTTTTATCAGTTACTACTAAAACCCCCTGATTGAAATTCAAATTATGAAAGGAAGTATTTATTATGGATACAAATATTAAGACGTTAGATGATGTAATTGCCGCTATGGATAGGATAAATGCTAAGTATGATAAACCAGCGACAATTAAGACAGTAGATGATATTATACCTGTAATGGATGAAATTGAAGCGAGGTGGAATAATGGCAAGAAGTAAAAAAACTATTACTGGTAAGGATGGATTTGCTGCGGGTAAATCAACTTCGCAAGAGGAATCTATTCTTATCCATCTTAAAAATATGGTAAAGACAGATACTAAAGTATATTACATCCTATGGAAGTATGCACCTCAACTATTGCCGCAACAGTTTAAAACATTTGATGAATTAAAAAGCAATTATAAGTGCTATACAAAAGGTGTCACAGAGAAAACAGCGGAAAACTGGTTAATGGAAGAGAATGTACAAACCGCTGTGAAGTGGTTGCTACAACGTGAACACCAGAAGAAAATGATTGAACTGTATAATATCTATTTTGATAAGGCAAAGAGTGATACTAACGCTTTTAAAGCTTTTGTTGACTTTAGCAATCAATTCTTTGCTGATGACAAAAAAAATGGTATTTTGGAGATTGCACAAGGGCTAAGTGATAAAGATTTAGAGGATGATATAGAGGATTAATTACTTTGTTTTAGAAGTAAATTAGACGGTATTAGAGGGGGGTAAGTATAATTACTACCCTTAAATAATACCGCCTTATTTATTGCTAATATTAAAAAGAATCGGAGTTGCCGAAATCGGATAAGCCGATAAGGTTGGAGTCCCCAATTTTGGGGACTGACTCAATTTTGAGCGCGTTAAAATTCGGAGAATCCAACTTTGGAGTTTGACTCAAATTAATAAATAAAATAGGGGTGAATTATGACAACACAAGATAAATTAAAAAAGTTATGGAATAGTCCACTTTTATTTATCCAAAATTTAATGAAAGTGGTAAATAAAGATGGCAAATTACAGAAATTCAAACTCAACCCTGAGCAGAAATATCTGTTAAAAAATGAAACTAAATATAATGTTGTGCTAAAAAGTAGACAGTTAGGTATTTCAACACTTGCAGTGGCACAATCTATCTATATCGCAACCACACAAGCAAATAGTACCTGCTTGCTTATGAGTTATTCAATCCAATCTGCAACGGAAATATTTAACAAATTGAAGCAACTTTACAATAATATGGCAGAGCCATTTAAAATCCCAATTTTTAATAATAATAAAAAAGAATTAAGTTTTACTAATGGCAGTCATATTGTCTGTACTACCTGTGGCAATAAAGATGTATGCCGTGGTGCAACAATTAATTTTGCACATATATCAGAAGTGGCGTTTTGCAAAAATACAATTCAGCAACAGCTTATTGCTATTGAGCAAGCATTAACTCCACATGGCGTTATCTTATTAGAATCTACTGCTAATGGAATGAATTACTATCAAGAAATATGGGGTAAAGCAGAGCGTGGAGAGAGTATGTATAAACCATTCTTCTTTAGTTGGATTGATGATAAGGTAATGTTCAAAGAAGAGTATGAGGAGTTTTGTGATAGATATATACAGTTACATGGTGCTTTACCAACTGATAAACAATTAACTAGTGAAGAGAAATTACTAATGACTAAGGGTGCTTCACTGAAACAGATTGTTTGGCGGAGAATGAAGATAGCCAACACAAGCGAAAAAGCATTTAAGCAGGAATTTCCCTCTGAGCCATTGGAAGCGTTTATCAGTACAGGCAATAATATATTTGATGCTCAATTAATTCATGAAAATTTAGTCGGCATTGAGAAATTCAAACCTGTCACAAAAGATATGTTGCCAAAGAACTTCCCTGTTTCGTTGAAAAGGTGGTTAAACAATGGACTAACTATTTGGAATCTGCCACAAAGAGGAGTTAAGTTTTATATTGGCTGTGATACTTCTGAAGGTGTGGGAAAGGATTACAGTGCATTTGAAGTATTCAATGAGAATGCAGAACAATGTGCAGAATTCAAGAGCAATACCATTAAACCTTATGCTTATGCAGAATTAATCAATGATACTGGTATTTTCTATGGTAATGCAAACTTAGTTGTAGAGAAGATGTCAGCAGGACATACAGTGGTAGACAAGCTTTATAATGAATATCATTACAGAAATATGTACTCATATATGGAGTATGATGCACGCAGTCAATGTATGCTGCCAAAAGTAGGTTGGCAGACAAATACAAAAACAAAACCAATGCTTGTAAATGACTTTGTAGAAATGTTTGAAACAAAACAGATGATTATTAAGAGCAAAGATTTATTGCAGGAGATGCAAGTATTTGAATTTAGTAACGATGGGAAAATGGGTGCAATTATAGGTTCGCACGATGATTTATGTATGGCGGCAGGAATGGGCTTACAGGGAATCAAATGCGGAATTAATTATCATTAACTAAGGAGTGTGATATAATGGTAGATATGACTAAGCCGTATTGGTTTGAAGATGTTCCTTTTGAGCGTGAACATCAAGAGCGAATTGGTAACGTATTAGACATAAAGCAGTATTTTCTGAGAATGCATAAGGTGTTGAAACGTCCTGATTTTAAATTTAAGGGAGAAACTTACACTACTGCAAAGATTGTATTGCAAACACTAAAAATTATTGAGAATTTCCATGCTTCCTACATATTGGGCAATCCTATTTCAATCACAGGCGAACAAGACATTGTAAAAGAGTTCAATAGGATTTATAAAAAAGGGCGTTACAATACAGCTGATTATCAAATTGCACAGGATTTGGCAAAGTATGGTAATGCCTTTGAGTATGATTATATGGATAATAATGTAGTAAAACCTCATATTATAGCAAATGAAAGTGCTTATCCAGTTTATGATGATGCAGAGAATTATGTTGCTTTTGTAGAATATTGGAAAGATGCCGATACAGGCACAGCACATTATTATGTATATTATCCTGATAAAGTTCAAATTTGGAAAGATAATGTAATGGAATCCGAAAAACCAAACTTGACTGGATTGCCAATCCATTATGCGTCACTTGATAAGACAGCATATAATTTCTTTGGTGATAGTCCGATGAATGACCTTATCCCTATCATGGATAAAATTGAAAATCTCTTATCAAAGTTGGATGATGCTATTACTACATTATCAATGAATCCTCTTGGCGTGTGTGCTGGGCGTGCTACAGATGCAAGTGTAAGTAAGGATATGTGTGGCGAGATGCTTGTATTTGAAGCAGGTGGCGGCTTTAAATATGCTAGTGCTACATTAGATTACAACAGTATCAAATTGGAATTGGACAATCTTATCCAACAGCTGTATACAATCGCTTGTGTGCCGAGTGCAGTAGTAGGACAAAGCAATATCGCAAATGTTTCTGAAATCAGTTTGAAATTACTATTTAGCCAGAGCGACAATAGAGCAAAGCAAATGACGAAGGTATTGAAGGATGGATTCTTCCAGAGATTTGAATACTTTAGAAAATTACTTGCTTTACAGAATAAAACATTCTCTGATGATGATTTTGATGAAGTCGATGTCACATTTAACTATAATAGGCCGGTTGATACACAAAGCATGATGAATGAATTAAAAACACAATATGACATGGGTGCTATCAGTAAGCAAACAGTTATTGACCTTAGTCCTTATACGACTAATACAGCATTGGAGATTCAGCGGTTAAAGGATAAAGATGAAGTCCTAATTCAAGATAGTAATAAATAAAGTTTTTATACTTGCTATTGCCGTTATATATACCACACTGATTCTTGTAATTAACCTTAGAGTGCATTAGATTTTTGCATTGCTCAAATAATTCGTGAGGAATAATATCAGGGATTTTATCAGTGTCTTTGACTTTATATTCAGCTTTAACAATGGGGTAGGAATTCTTATTAAATACTTCTCCAGTATCATACTTGAGTGAGTTATCTAAACCACAATACTTCTCGTTCGTACTAACTCGACAGTATGCTGCTACTTTGATACTCATATGCCTTACACTCCTTAACCGTGATAATGTACTCAATACATACATTGTATGCTATCATGGTAGGGAAGTCAAGATAAGGATAAATAGTATCTTGTGAAACAATTCGTGTGAAACATTATAAAAATATCTTGGGATATTGACTTAATAGGATATTACTTGTATGATATGAGAGTGACATTATGCAGGTAGTATTCTTTTTTTTTATGTGATATGTAAAGGTATAATACTTTACAATTAGATGCAAGATGATGTTTTGTAAACTAAGTATTACAGTTTTGTAACTATTTGAGTTATAAACTTTCCAATGTTCATGGATTACAAAAATCCCCTTTGCTGTTCACAGTTTGGGGATTTATCAATTACTAAATACTATCAATATATCCAATTATAATATACAGAATTTATACATACACTTATAGTATTGAAAAGATATGATAGTATGATATGTGGCTGTTCACCATCTGTGATATTAGCGGTATATATA